GCTTGGTTTGTGACTACCAGCCGATCGGACAGCCCGGGAGCGGCCACCACCGCGTAATCTACCGGGAAGGGGCTGAGAGTATGGATCCGGCGGGCCTTGATGCAATCCGCGGGATACTGGTATGCGTAGTCATATCCGGGAAAATCGAAGTTTGCCAGAAGGGCCAATGATTCACGCCGCTCCGCAAAGCCCCAATCGTGGTCATGGAGAACGTAGTCCCGGGCGAGGGGGTAGTAAATCTTGCATTTGCGGGCCTCCTGGGACGGATCGGAGAACGTGTTGATGGTCAGGTTTCCGATATGAGATAAAGCTAAGTTGCAAATTTCGGTCTCTGAAGGCATTTTGTCCGCTCCTTAGAAAAACGGGGGGCCTTTAACAGCCCCCCGCCAGTCTACTACAACGCCCTCCAGGGCTAAGTGAGGAAAAAATCCGCCTTGTCGATCTGGGATAATGCTATCCCCTTTTCGGCAGGGGGCTTCTCCAGCGCCGGGGCCACTTCGACCTGCATGAAGTTTTTCGGACTGACCGGCTTATTGGTTTTGAGGATAAAGTCCTCCTCCCGAACTGCTTCACGCTGCGGATACCAGAGGCGCCCGAAGCTGTAACACCGCCGGATACAGACATAAGTTTTTGTCCCCGGCTTGTTATCGCTCTGCTGCTTTGCCATGAACTACCTCCTTGGTTAGATGCCGTCAGGAACGGCGGCCCAGTTCTGCTTGTCCAGCAGGAAGCCGGCCGTGATGGTGCCCGCGGTCATGGTGCCGACCACGGTATAGACCAGCTTGTTGTACCGCTTGATCTCCTCCGGCATGAAGCCGCCCAGACCGAACTCGTAGCCGGCCAGGAGAGAGGCTTCCGCGATGGCCGCGGTTTCGACCAGCGTGGTGGCGCCGCTGAAGGTGCTGCTGTCCGAAGTCACCAGGGACGCCTGGAGGCTGGTTCCACCGTCGAAGGTCTCCGTGACCTGCGCGAAAAGGCGAACGGGTTCGCCCTTCCCCATCCCAGCGATTCCCAGGTCAATCACGTTGGTGCTGTCCGCCGTCACCGTGACCGCCTGATCGTCGCTGAAAAGATTCTGTTTATCGAGAATCATAGTTTCTACTCCTTATCTTTCCAGGTTGAAGGTTAGCTGACGAGGTCTTCGGCGTTCAGAAGCGCGTCACACCGCTCGACAGGGACACCGTCGAAGTCCAGGACACGCCGCCCCGCGACTTCGGACATCGAGATTTGTACGTTGTTCGAGTTCTTGATCTGCCGGCGCAAGAAGCTCCGGATCGTCCGATTGCAGTAGAACACCGGCTTGACGGTGTTCAGGTCAGGCGGGAGTTCCAGGGCCTGGGTCATCAGGTCCACCAGATCGGCGCCGGCGGTGGCGTCCTTGGTGAGGTTGCTCACGTCGATGTTGCAGATCCGGACGACGTAGCGCCAGTCCGCAACCGCGAGTCCGGCCTTCCACTGATAGTGGCTCCGGTAGCCCTCATACATGAGGCCGTTGGAGTCAACCAGCGTCTGCCGGCCCAGGTCCTCCGCCACGAGACCCGCCTGGGAGCCCTTGGGGTAGATCCCGAAACAGCTTCTTTCACCCCAGCCGACCAGCCAGATGGACGTGTTGTCCGATCCGGTCCCGTCCGCCTTCAGGACGTTGCAACCGTTTTCCGCGCTGGTGGAACTGAAGCGCGGGGTCAGCCCCGTGAACTTCTCCGGATCCGTGACCTGATTTCCGTAGAAGATCGTCGAAGCCATGGCGTTGCCCATGCCCTCGATATGGGCCTTGTCCTGGGTGAGACGGAACGCCTCCGTGTTGCCGTTGAGATCGGCCAGATCCTTGTCCACCTGCCCGTAATCTTCCAGCATCCCACAGACATCGTCCACCTGCTTGGTCTGGCCCTTGGTGATGGGGACGCCATAGTTCAGCATCCTCCAGGTGGGGACGGGGATCCCGCCGCGGACGGTGTGACGGTGTCCGGTGGGGAGGTTGCCCTCCATCCAGTATGAAGACTGGAGGATGGGGTTCTGCTGCGCAAGGATCTCGATGACCTTTGCGATTTTGCCGTCCGGGTCCTGAACTTTGGCCCAGTCGGTCAGGGTGATGAGAGTTCCAACGGTCATGATACGCCCTCCTTAAAGAACGTGATTTGATTTTTCAAAGAAGGGTTTCGGCTGTTTCGGCTTGCCATCCCCTTCTATCAGGGTGTCTTCGCTGATTGCTTTGCCGACCTTGTAGAGTAACCGGATCATCTCCGGATGGTCCCCAAAGCCGGACAGGTTCAGAAGTTCGCGCAGCCCATCGGTCCCGAAGCGGTTGAGCGCTTTGACGGCCACCGCCACGTTTTCCTGGTACTTGGCACCGCCAATTTCGGGATCCGATTTGACGCCTTCCACCCAATCCTTCCGCAACTGCGAGAGTGCGGAGTTCTGGGCGTCAACGTACTCCTGCGCATTTTTCACCTGCACGTCCACCAGACTCTGCGCCTGTTCCTGGGTGAGGTTGAGTTCCTTGGCAACGGCCTTCAGATTCTCAACCTGCTCCTTTGTGACAGGCGTTTTTTCGGGAAGCGTGAAGTCCGCATAACTTTCGGGAGCCCCTTCCTTCGGGGCTTTTCCTTCATCTTCCTTCGGCTTCTCCCCGTCCGCCGGCTTTCCGTCCGGGTTCGGAGTTCCGCCATCGGGTGGCTTACTCCCGCCATCTGCGGTCCCCTTCTGTCCCTCTTTCGGAGGTGTACCAGAATCGCCCGCGTTTCCTGCGGTTCCTCTGTCCCCGGCTGCTTCGGTGTCAGTCTTTGTCAGCAGGGTGGTGTTATTCTCGTCCATTGTTTTTCCCTCGATCGTCAAGGATTAACGATTTAACTGCATCCGGGGAGGCTTCGCAGATGGCGGCAAAAATCCGCAACGCCGCATTCCGCGCCCCCTCGTTGAAAAAGGTCGTGCTGTTCCCAGTGAAAGAGGTCGTGAACATTCCTCCGTCAGCCAGGATCTTCTTGAAGACGCGGACCCCCGCCGGCCTGGAAAGGATTTCCCGGAGGTCCTTGTGATACTGCTCCATCTCCAGCTTGTCATCGATGGCCTGTTTCTCTACCAGCTTCGGATCCGCGGCGTTGTATGTCATACCGGAAGCCCCAGGGTGTCAGTCAAAGATTTCAGTGCGCTTTGCTTGGTGGTGTCCGCTTCGGACAGTGCCTTCACCGTCTTCGCGTTCTGCTCCATCACCGCCGGCTGCTGCTGGGCCTGGATCTGGTCCGCCTCCGCCTGGAGCCGTGCCGCGGCGTCTTCATCCGAAAGAACCACCTTCGACGGGGCGCCAGCCATCCGGGCGAACTCGTCAACCGCCTGTTGCGCGTCAAACTTTGCCCGGGCTTCCGGCCAGACGCCGGCGAGGCCCGCGGCGAAGTTCGCGGTCTGCTCCAGGGAGGAAATGCCCACCATCCTCTGCGCCTGGGCCAGGAGGCTGATGTACTCGATCTCAATATCCGCCCCTTCAAGTTCCCGCGGCGGCTTCGGCAGAAGCCCGTGCCGGTCCATGATGTTGTAGGTCCGATCGATGGCCGCGTCCAAAAGCTCCGGCTGGAGCCGCTCCACCACCGGCCCAACTGCCAGCAGCTTCTCCTCATGCCGCTCCGATACTTCCCTGGCGGTCATCTGTTTGTCACCGCCCAGGGCCAGCATCAGAAAGAGATCGTTGTAGAACGCCTCTTTGATCGCCGTCTGGATCCGCTCGATCTTATACTCCATTTTTTGAAAATCAGGCTGGATCTGATACGCCGGCGTGAAGCCCTGCTGCCCCTGCTGCACGTCGATGTAATTCACGCCCCCGGAGAGGATGGTCCCGCCCCGGTTCTTCATGGCAGTCGGCGCGTTCATCGGCGGATCCACCATCTTGTCCAAGGCCACCAGCGCCTTCTCCTGCATCTTCTGGAGCATCTTCACGTCCGGGAGCGCGTCCATCCCAGGGGAGCGGCCGTAAACCTCAGAGCCGGTCGTGTCCCAGCGGGGGACCATCACCGGAAGGTCTTCATACCCCGACACGCGGAGAAACTTATCCTCCTCGCCCTTCAGTTCCATGTATACAGAGATGAACGGCATATTTTGATTGTCCTGCCGGCCCACCTTCCGATCGTGGTTGGGCTCCAGGACGTGGAGAACATCGAACCATTTCATCTCCGTGCCGGCGGTCTCCGCCGCGTTGCGCACCTGGGGGGAGACGTTGTCACGGCCAAACTTGTCCACCATATTCCGCGCCGTCATTTTGAACTCACGATAGAACGAGTCCACGCGGAGGTCCGGCGCGGTGGCAATGTAATACTCCCCGATCGTGAAGGGATAGCACCGGATAACGCTCTTGTAATCCTCCTCCATCATCATGGCCGCGGTGCCAAAAGTTCCCAACTCCGAATAGAGGGAATGCACGGAGTTGTAAAAGTTCGAGCGCTCGAAGATGGCCAGCATCCGCTTCTGGACCTCGTCCAGGTAGGTGCGCACCGGGGCAAACTCTTCCAGGTCCTTATCGGCCAGTCCCAGGCGGAACCATTGGCGGGCGGGACTGGTCAAACCGCTCTGCATCCCCGCGGCCAGGATCCGGATGGCTCGGGTGGCGGTGGCGTCGATGATGTAGTTCATCCGCTTCTTGCCATCGTTGGGCGTGGTGTCGCGGCCGGAGAAGCGTCCTTTGATGGGGAGGAGGTAGTTTGAAAGGTCCTCGAAGTGGGGGCGCCAGTTCACTTCAAATTCACTTCGGAGTTGGACGTGACGCTTCCGGATCTTTTTTATGTCCGCCATATTTATTGCCCCAGGAGAGTTTTACCCTTCACGTCCGGACTCAGAGCGCCGAAAGATCCAGACAGCATGGTGGCGCTCAGACCAGATGCGGCCCGCTTCTTCCGCACCCCGGAGAGAGTCATCTGCTCCATCTGGGCGCGTTTTTGGGCGTTGAGCTTGTCCAGTTCCAGGCGCTTCTCTTGCTTCTTCCGCTCATTCTCCGCCTTGCCGGCGGCCCGGGAAGAAGAGATGGCGCTGTAGGTGGATGCCCCTGCGGCGACTGCCAAGCTGATGACTGCGGTTGCGACAAAGGACATTGAATTAGCCCTCCAAGGTTAGTCTTCGCCTTAGTTTAACTGGGTCTCTCTCAAGGGTAGGGTTCGCATGAATCGTAGCAAAGACCACAGATGTAATGCAATAGGCAAATTTTTTAGCTCCCGCCGGCGAGGTGAAAAGCGCCGGCGCCTTCAACGTGAACGGCTCCGCACCGCTCTCCGGGAAGAAGACCATCTCCCCGGACAGAAGCACGTTGCACGTCTCCCGCTTGTGCCTCTCCCCCATCAGCAGGGTCCCCGCCTCCGCCGTGATCTGGCGGATGTATACCCCCGCGGAGAAGATGTCTTCCGCGGGGACCTCCGCCTGGGGGAGCCGCTTCATGTAGGCTTCGATGTCTGCAAACCCCTCGAACCTTCGCGCCGGCAAACCTTCCTGGATGATCTCAATCATTTCTACCTCGCAAAAACGTCATACTGGGTTTCAAGAACGCCGGACACACGGTTGTCCCGCACCACCAACTCCTCCGGCTCCGGGAACACCGCTCCAAGCGCGGGGTCCAGGATACGGCTCAGACAGTCCGGAACGTCATCATGCTCCGCCACCGGGAAGCCAGTGAAGTCATCCACCAGGATGCGTGTCAGGTCCCGGGTGCGGCCTTCGGTGTCCGCGAACAGACATCGAACAGGGAAAAACATCCGGAAGCTGTCAAACACCGGCACCAGCCGCTTGATCCGATCCGCCTTGGCCACCTGTCCACCAAGCGGAATGATGTTGAAGTTGTAATGCTCCTGCTCCATGCAGTATTGCATATGTTCGATATCGGCCTGGAGGCCATATTGCTCGTAGCCCACCGCAATCGGCCGATACATCCGATGAAGTTTGAAGAGCCACTTTTTCCGCTCTGACAAGTTGAGCCGGTCCCGGACGCCGTCAATGACGTAGTAGTTCCCGTCCGGCCCCAAGCCCACTACCAGCATGACCGTGTAATCGCTGGTCAGCTTCTTGTGGCTGGCCGGATCCACCACGATATATCGGTTCTTGACGCCCCATTGCTCCGCCACCCAGTAGCGGAACCATTCGGCCTTGAAGCTCTGCATCTCGTCCGCGATTGGATTGAGGAGGATCTGGCAAGAGAAGATGTACGGCCCCATGCTGTCCCGCTTCTTCTGGAGCATCTCACGGGTCCAGAACACCGGATTGCCGTCCAGTTCGCCGTTGTCCGTCCCAGGATACACCCGCGGGATGGCCGCCTTGCGCTGGATCATGGTGGCATAGGGATCGTTGAGGTGGTAGCGGGTCCCAACATAGCGCTCGATGTTGGGGACGCCGTAGCGGGGGACGATACGATCGCTCCCCAGGTTGAGGCTNAGTTCCCATCGTTCGACCGCCTTCTTGATAA